CTGCAGCGATCCTATCTCTGATCCCTGCTGGGATATTTGCATTTTAAGGTTCGCATTCTCTTCCGAGAGTTTCAGCATTCCAGAGGTCAGTTCCCTGATCTTTTCAGGATTGACTTCAGGTGTTGACAGAGTATTGGGGGGAGGCGGTGGCAAAGGTGGATCCATTACCTTTGTTTTGAGGTTTTCACCTTCGAGAGCAAAAGCATTATCGATCACTTCCTGCCAGAATGATACGGGTGTTCCCGTGTCATTGGTAAAAGTTGCGTACTCGGTCGGAATCTTTTGCTCACCATGGGGAGCTTTGGCTACCGATGTGATTACATAAGGATTTCCCACGGTAAATCCCTTACCGACCACTTTAGGGTTATTCCCAGATACGATCAGTTTTTTTCCTTGTTCTAATTTAATTGACATTTTCTGTTACTTTTTAATAGTGAATTTATCTCTGAGTCGGTTGACTTCAGGCAACCTTTGTTCAGTCGAAAGTTTTAGAAAATCAATATTCTCACCTATTCCCTGAGGAATATCGGAAAGTGTCAGGTTAGCCGCCTTTAGTACGGCAGACATCTTTTCAGAAAACTGACGCAGACGTTTACGGCATTCGGCATCGGCAAAACTTCCTGCATGATATACGCCTGCAGCAATGATCTTCCAGTAAAAACGATAGTTACCGGCCGCTTTTTCAATTGGCCGGTATATGTCTGATATTGCCATTTTGTAAAATTATACAAATATTATAAAAATGCAAATCAAAATCTTTTCCAGTTAAATCCCTTAACTAAACCGGGTTGAGAAACGACTATTTCATTTACTCCCTCGGGATTGTACTTATCGATCGGTACCTGGAAATAGTCACAGATGGTGTTGCCGAATGATACATTGGCGGGAATAATGTCCTGTATGGATTCCATTTCCCGGGGATGATGAACCGATGTTCCCAGGTTATAAATTTTCCACAGTGTCATATCATCACCTGTTCCCTGTTCCCTTTGGGCGCGAAGCTCCTTGAGATAGTTGGCTCCGATCACGTTGAGCTGTCCTTGGTTGAGGGCGATGGGATCCGTTGACTTGGTGCGGTCAATCCTTTGAAGAGTGAAAAGACCGATAAGCCTCTGCATGTCCGCAATGCCCACATTGATCTCTTTCATCATTTTAATGATCTTTCCTTCCCATTCCCAGCGGTAATCGGCTACCTTGGCCCAGCCGCGGAGGATATTCATCACCGATTCAATATCCGATTTTGCGTCACGTGAGTTTATGACAACAGAGTGGCCGGCTCCCAGAATGGTCATATTGGAACATATCCTTACGTTAGGACCATAACCGATCTGAATCCCTGCCTGGTGGTAAGATATGGCAATGGATTCGATTTTTTCGTCATCCTGGAACTTCATTAAGTTCAGCTTGGTGAGCAGTTTACGGAAGGTGAAGGTTTTGATGTGATTCTTTCCGTAGGTGCGTTCCAACTCTTCCGATGTTTCCACTCCCGGGGTCTGTTCGCGGGATGCTGCCACATAGATCTTTTCCAGTTCCGGCTTATACCCGCCCTGTTCGAAGATTTCTTTCACTTTCTCGATCAGGTCATAATGCCTGATGCCGTTCTGAAATGCATTACCGCCGATGCGCGGGATATTGCTTTCACGGAGCTGTTCAATGTCCACTGACTGAACTTTCTCCTTAGTGAAGTCTTGCATAATTTCAATCATGATGATTTGTAATTTTAAAGATTAATTAAGAAAAAATAAACCCTTGGCGATAAGACCAAGGGTTTCTTACGGTCGACAATTGGGGATTGAGGATTCGTAACTCACAAAACTAATTCAATTAACACCGAACGTTGCCGTAAAAATATATAGTAAAAATTTAATTTGCAACATTATTTGCTTTTTTTTGCAAATATTCTTTCCTGAATATTTTTTTACGGTTGTTTACGGCTGACCTGATCAGATCCATTCTCTTTTGTTTATTGGCTTTTGTCTTGAATGACGGAACGGAAGGAAAGATATCCCGTCTCGACTCGTAATCGGTATCTTTCATGAATTCGATGACATCACTTATTACTTCGGAAGTTATTGTAATTCTTTTCAGAAATTTCATCGGCGCTTCCGTGTCGTAATACCCGGGCCATGAATAGAATTGAATATTCCTGGATGAGAGCAGGACAAAAAGGGTATTGAAGTCGGTAAGCGCTACAAGATCATTTTCCCGGTACAGCTCCCTGATTTTTTTTGTTTTCAGGAAACTGATAATGGATAGTGTATGGGGTGATAATTTGTTTGTACGTACAGCACATTTCCCTTTTAACATCTCGTTTACCGTTTTCCTCTGCAGTGGATCCAGTGACTTCATAAACCTTGACCATATCCCTGGCATGACCTGTTTTCTGAGATTGTTCATTTTTTCCTTCATCTGTTCAAGGGTCGTGTTTTTGATGCGCCTTCCCTTTCCCTGGGTGATCCCGAGCGAGAGTCGCTTGGGAGAGCAGTACCCGTAAGTGTAAAAGAAATTATCAGTGCCTTCGACTGAATACTCAGGCAGTGACTCGGACATTACAGGATCGATGTACACATGAAACGTCTCGGGATCGATAGCCATCATCGATATACCCATTGAGGCGCACTCTTTTTCTATCAGCCGTATCTTTAGGAGGTTTTTCTTCCCGAAAGTGATTTTCTCGCAGTACCGCTTGTGCCTGAGATGATGCTTGATAAACCATTTTACTTTTCCTTTTACGCAAAGCGCTGATGCAGTTACACTTTCCATGCACGTAAAAATAATTCAAAATATTTTCATTCCCCTATTGCAGATATGAAAATCTTTCGTTCACTTTGGAGAATTATATTTTTTGTCAAACGTCATAATGAAACCAAACCTAAGCATAAGCGGGATACATCATCAAAAGCCACTGGTGTGCTCAGGTTATCAATTATCGCTACCAGGAGGTCTGCAACAAGCGATAGCCCGGGGCTGGGGAATGAGGGTGTAGTGCAGGGGCCCGGTAAGGGGCTCGAAGTTGATTCCAGACCGGTGAGGCTTACCCACTACACCGGATGCGGCGAAGGGGAGGCAATGGGGGAAAATACCTGTTAAATCCAGAGCCGGACAGTCCTGAGAGAGGTAAAATTCTCTAAGGATGGACCGTGCGGCTCTAAAGAGGACTTCAAAAAGAAAATAGACCCTTTACAAGTACTTATAACTTTTTTTTGCAATTTTCTGCAACTTTTTAAAAAAATCAAGCACCCGTTTTCCCGAAGGATTGCGGGTGCTCTCATCTGAACCTAAAACTACAACTCAACTTAATTGTTGTACACACAAAAAATAATAACCAAATATTGTACGTACAAATTATTCATGATATTCATATTCACCTCCTTTTTAAACCCTGCATGATTAAAGTGATACTTGTCATTGGATACGGCAATAGTTATTGGTTTAATTTCACCATCACAGGTGTAAGCGTATATTCCAAGATTAAGTAGTACGCTAATAAAGTCATTTGATACATCCTGAGCATTAGTAGTAAGATAAAATGATTCAATACTTACTTTTTTAGCAATAAAAATATTCAGGCATGATTGTATTATATCAGGAACAAGCGATGGTTCACCCCCTGAAAATACAACACAATTTATGTCTGAGATTTTATTAACTGCAATGAATTTATTCAGCCATTCAGGATTAAAGTCCAGGTTCTGCGCGTTACCGCGAAGACAGTGTGGGCATTTCATATTGCACCGTCGCGTTACTTCGATAATCAGTTCGTTTAAGTTCATTCCGGCATTAGTTCACGTTTACTAATAGATTTAACCACACGATAAGTATTATGCTGTAATTCATATCCGCATGAGAACAAAACATTAATAAGCTTATTTCGTGCCAAAGTTATTCGTTTATCATTATCAATTATACCGACAGTTGTTTTATTGTAATGATATTGATCCAACTCTTTAATTGCTTTGCCAATTGCTTTCATGGCTGCAATATCAATTCTTCCTTCAAATACCTTTTCCATCACAAAAATAGTTTTAGGTTTTCGACTTCTTTTTTTCCTTCATCTGACATTGGACCAACATGCCATGATACTTCTGATAGTACAGCACTGAGGATGATTTTAGGAACCAAAAAATTATCCTCGGTTCCTTCGATGTCTATCGCACCTGAATGAATTGCTTTTTCAATAGTTTTGTCAATGCATTCATTCATCTCTGCTCTTAGCAGTTCAATTTTCTTACGACACTGATCGTTTGTCATTTGATTTTAGGTTTAACATTCCAGTTAATAATAATATCTCTCGTATCGCTGTCTGTCCAGTGATATATTCCTGACCGGTTAGTTTTATCGGTCTGGAACAACCCTGATGAAAAGATCAGCATTTTTGATTTTGCGGCAAACTTGGATTGCCATAAAGGATTATCGTGCGTCTTGAAATACTCTTCAAGTTTCAGGTAGTAGTCACGAAGTATTTCAAGAATGATGATCTGTGTATCATTAAACTCCATCTCCCGGAGAAATGAACGGTAGGTTCTTTTTTTCATTTGGTCTTCTGATAATTGAGTCCGTAATTGTGTAAAATAAATTCATAGTCATCAGTCACTTCCTTGTTAAACAGAAATGTAAGACGCGCTTTCATTTGTACAGGAAATTTATCCTTGTGATTAATTCCGTTGATGGCCACATAATGTTTCCACAGGCGATCGTCATCATGGATCACATCAAGACTCGGCGCGGTAATAATATAAAACATCAGTGAATAATATGGTTTTACAAAGAATAATTTGTCCTTATCTACCAAATGTTCAGGATTTGTCTTGGGATATTGTGCCCAACAAGCTCCTTGTCTTATGTCCAATCCATAACGATCCATAAGGATATCCCGAATTTTCCGGTTGACCTGCTGTATTTTTTCAACACAGCCGGCAACATAGTCAAATCCACATATTACAGCAGACTTGAATTCCTGTATTTTATCCTGAGCACAACAATCCTGGTCAAAAAGATCGTATCCTGTTATTGCATAAAATGTACAATATTTTCCATATTCGTTAAAATGAGCTTGCACATTCTCAGCAGTAAGATCGGGTATAAGTGGAACGGTTACCTCTTTACCTGATTTTTTCTTGTATCCCTTACCGGGGACAAAGATTTTTCCTTTTTCATATCCATTATCCGGGTAGAGCTCTCCGTCTACTTTCCATGCGGAAAATGGTTCTGTTGGAGTATAGTTAGAATGTATGCAGTAAAAAAACATCATTAGTCTATTTTATGGTTAATACTGAAAAAAATAAACCCTCATCAATTTCTCAACGAGGGTGGTTTCCGGTCCGTCAGAATTCAAACCTGATTCTTATCTGGACCGAGCATTTTAAAAAGCGCAGCTGTTTATCAATAAGTCAAAGATACAATTTGAAAACAAATCACAACGGCCGAATCAGTGGGCTGGCGGCTTTGGATGGGGCTGCGCTTTTATAAAAGATAACAAAAGGATTTTTCACGTAAACGATATAACCGGTATGTTTACACTCTATGGATTGCATACTAATTCCAAGAGTATATCTTCAAAAATTACAAAGATGTCAAGAGCGGCTTGATTCCCTTACGACTGCGTATATCAGCCTTAGAATTTTTTTTAAAAGTGCAGGCGCCCTGACTATATGAAGCGCCCGCACTAACCTAACTAACCCTTAAACTTAAACCAAATGAAATGCCTGACAAATATAATAATAAAACTACCGGGAAGTTGGTTTATCAGAAGGTTTGTGAAAACATTTGAAGTCATCGCGGCTGACTGTTTTTGTTCCCCTATTGAATCGCTGCCACGTTTTGCAGGTGATCGTCATCATGTTGGGATGGGAAAATCCCGTAATGGTGTAAATTCCGTTAATCGACCTGGCATGAATCTTTGCACCCACATACAGTTCGGGATGTGACACGGTATACGGTTTTGCATCTTTTGGGAAATATTCGCAGTAATTGATCCATTTCCTCCAAAGCATATAATGGTATTTACTCATCATTAAACCGTTGCTGATGAGTCTTGTTTTGTTTTTCATGATCTGTAATTTAAAGGATTAGTAATCAAAAAAAAAATAACCTCACTTCAAAAGTGCAGTTATTTTTTTAATTCAAAAGAGAAGTGATATTACGAAAATCACAAAGATTTCAGTGGGTACGATTGCCTGAAGTATTCTGAATTCCATCAAAATATTTTCTGTGAAAATAGTTTAACAGAAGAATAAACAGGATTACGGCAACGGTAAGCCATGAATAAGTAAATCCGGAAATGTATTCCCGCCATTTATAAGGGCAAAACGCGCGTTTTTTCCTTTTGCTGACCACATGGATTATTTTCATCGTGATCATTGAAACTACGCCTCCTGATGCCCAAACACAGGCAATAATAAACAGTAGATTCATTTGAAGTTTTTAAGTGAATTTTCAATTTGCTTTTTGGTGATATGTGTTCCGCCAAATGAAGGATTGGAATCGAAGAATTTCCATTTGTTCTTTACGAGTCCGATATACCCTTCGGTCCGATTATGAATTTTCATTGTAAGCCAGATATCCTGAAGTTCTGATTTGGACACTTTAGATTCACTCATAATAAGTTGAATCTGACTTTGATAACTTCGATGATAGCAAGATATTCTTTTGCATACTTATTATTGCCATGTGTTTCAATTACTTGTTTTGTAAATTGTTCGATAGTTCCAGAAAAACATCCACAATAAATTTTGACTTTATTTTCAGTTTCCTTAAAAACGGTAGTTGTTCTATTTGAACTGCCAAACGACTGAAAACAGCAATAATCGACATCACCAGAAATCCGGGCATCACCAGAAATCCGGGCATTACCATAAATCTGGGCATCACCAGAAATCCGGGCATTACCATAAATCCGGGCATTACCATAAATCTGGGCATCACCAGAAATCCAGGCATTACCATAAATCTGGGCATCACCATAAATCCGGGCATTACCATAAATCTGGGCATCACCAGAAATCCAGGCATTACCATAAATCTGGGCATCACCAGAAATCCGGGCATTACCAGAAATCCGGGCATCACCAGAAATCCGGGCATCACCAGAAATCCGGGCATTACCATAAATCCAGGCATTACCAGAAAGATTGGTTTCTTTTTCAATCCATCCACCAAAATCGCCTATTTCGGCATATTTAATTTTTTTAGTACACTTGATCTGAAATAATTTAACTCCGAGAGAATTTATTTTAAAATTCTCAGTTAATTCAAAATATTTTTCATTCATAATTTTGAGGTTTATTTTATTATATTTCTTCGTTTTGAAACATTATTATACTATCAGATACCCTGACCAATTTCCATCCGATCTTATTCTCCCTGCACCAATTAATGTAGGCATGGTAATTAGGATCAAGCGTGCTGTTGAAGGTTGCACAATACTTCTCGTTTCCATTTGGAAATACCTTGTAGAACTTATACATTTTATGACGCTTTAGTATACCATGTTTCACCATTTGAAAATCGCGCAGATACGACAAGAGGAGTAGTGCATTTTTCAAATACGGATTCAACTTCTTTGATAAGCTGATCTGCTGTTTTGCTCATAAACTTGCATGCGTTCCTTGCCTGAATAGAGGCCATTCCTGGGTTCATGTTGCTGTAGTAGATAAAATCACTCTTTACGTCAAAAGGATTAAATGAATCATCGCTGTCGTTGCAATAACAATACGAAAGGCTCCAGTCGAGATTACTGCCTTCGTAATATCCAGAGCGGGATATGGCATCAATTGTTACCGAAACGTCCATATTGCCAAATTTTTTAGACCTGGTAACCGATCCGATAATCCTGCCTGTGAAATTGCGGTCATAATTATTTTCCCATTTATCTTCTTCTGAATAACCTTTGATTTCATACAGGCATTCCCTGACATAATAGATCCAGTCGTTGTATTCAAATTCATCCGGAGTATACATTTCCTTTTCGCCGGTCGGTTCTCCTTCATCATCAAGCACATCATCTTCATAGGACATACATCCTGCATAGATCTTGCTTGCATTTTTATTGTAAAAATTCGCTGTTCCCATAATAGTTATTTTAGAGGTTAAAAACAAAAAAAAATAAACCCTGTAGGATTTATTTTTAATAATCAGGTGGCTTTGTTAATTTGGTTATACCACTCAATACACTTTGCAAGATGTTTAAAGACTGGAAGGATCTCCATATATAATGAATCAGAACTGTTACCGTAGTTTCAAATTCCAAACTGTGAAGTTTTAATTCGACATATTTCTTGCAGACAGGAATAAGCCAATCCCATTTTTCATGAAATTTTAACATTGCATGATATCCAATCCCGTTTACTTCCTTTAACTCACAGTCATACCATTCATTGTAGTATGTATTTCCACCCACTTTTGAATGATAATATACAGGGGTATAAATTCCACCCATAAACTCTGCAATGAGTTTGTTCCCGTTTATTATTTCTTCGTTGGTCATAGCTTTGATTTTTACAATCCATTTTCTGTACAATAACACTGAGGACAAACACTGTAATCAGTGTCATATGTATTTCCACATTTATGGCATTTTTTCTCTTTCCCGAAGTATTCTTTTAGTAGGGAGTTGAGATCATCAGTAATCTTTGTTCCATTGTATTCTGACATTTTATAGAAACTCTGAACAATACCATCTTTCACGAAAAATATCGGAACTTCTTTTTTTTCACATTCCTGGATATACTCTCTAAGAGCTTTAAACTTTTCTTATCTCATGGCTCAACCCTTTCTATTTTACGTTCGTCAATTTCAGATACAGATTCAACAGGTGATGTTTTACCCATTAAACGCCATTCACTGCCAGTCCATTTTCATAGATTAACATATACATTATCATCGGCATTTCCAGCGTGAAAGTTTTTCAATTGCTCGTAGTATGCAAGACGATGTTCGTGAATCTCAATATTACTATGGCTTTCAAAATCCATTGATAAACTTTTTATTTTATATCCATTATAACAAGATAATGTGCCATAATCGTCCCAAAAATGAACTCCGAATGATCCAGCTTTTTTTATTACTGAATACACTTCTTTTGCAGCCTTTAATTGCTCTTTTGTTAATTCTAATTCTGAATAATCTTTCATTTGGGTTCAATTAAATTAATATCCACTGCCTGATTTTTCTCAATCAGCCTATGTAAATCGAAATGATTTTGATATAGCCATTCAAAAAGTTGGAGTTGATTGTCAATTACACATGATGTATATTCAATTGACCCGTCTTCATTCATGCTAATATCCGTAAGCCAAAATCCATTTTTAGTATAGCCAAATATGTATGACGCTTCTCCATTTAGCATTCCGACACATTCACCGTCAGTTATTAACCAATTATGATCAGAAACGCATATTTTTGCCATTTCCACTATTGGTATCTTTCCTCCCTCTAAGCATGGATTAACAAGATCAGACAAGGGGCGAAGAATCGGCTTAACAGTATAAAGCGGATAAGCTGAGTTGTTTGAACCTACATGAATTTCTCCAAATAATTCAGGCAAACTATCCATGATTATAATTAATCCATCGGCATACCGACATTTCAGTTTATAGGGTAAATACCCTGCAATGTGTTTTAGTTCCATCATAATGAATTTTTGATTGCTTTTATTTTATTGTTAATGTCATTATCTGATTTAAACTCAAAGATAAAATCATGATGACGTAACGTAATGGTGGTAAACCATTCTGAAAAATAAAGAGGATAATATGAAAGGTTTGACGCATGTAAACGCCTAAACCATACTATTTCAAAATCTATTCCTTTAATTTTCTGAGTAGCAATAATTGTCTCATCCAAATCTTCGGTTCTGATAAATCTATACCCAGATTTTCGCGAATCATCTTTTCGACAAAATTTTTTAATCATTTCGGTATTGCCTTTTTTAAGCCACAAAAAGACATTTTCTTGTACGTTTGCCCAATTGCATTGCGGAATAGGACTAAACTTAGGGTAGATTAGAATTTTACTTTTCATTTTTTACTGCTTCATTATAAAGTGGAATTAATCGTTCCTGTTCAGCTCTGAGTTCATCGACTGATAATTTATGCAATCTCTTGTAATGTTTTGTCCAGTCATATGCAGGATCAATTTTATTTTTCATCATTTGTATATTGACGATGACATTCATCTGTTCCGGTGTTACTCTATTTTTCATGCGGAATATCTTTAGCGGTTGGTAATGAAAAAGATTTTGGGTTTTCAAGATAAATGAATACATGGTTCCAGAACTTAAATTTCTCAGGTGATATTGCCCATGTAAACGAAGTGCCAAGTACATCAAAAATATCATAAAATATATCCTTGACATTTGCCTGGTTTTGATTTTTGATGTTATTCAATGCCCTTCGCCTGATCCAGAACGGAAGTTCCTTGCTCTTAGTAAGGATATCTTCAGCCGATTTGTACATCATTTACAAGAATTCAACTTCTTCATTGTTATCAAAGGCTTTCTGGCATCCGTTTCTGAACTGGACAGCAGATATCCTGAAATGATATTCACGCGATGCTTTATTCATTTCTTCGGGTTTTTTCATTTTAGAGATAATGTCATCCAATCCTGTAATGATCGATTTACATTCATCGACGGTTAGTTTTCCGTCGCAATCAGAATGATTCAGAAGTGGAATTATTCCATGTTCTGTTTCGTTAAGATCATGCAAATCTCCGCCAAATTCAATTTGCCGGTCAAGATCAATATTGATCTGTTTGGCAAGAAAAGTTCTGAATTCGTGGAATGAACTGTAGGGTCCATTCCAGCAGTCATGTGTGGTATTAAGTCCCATATCAATTAATTTTAGAGGTTTATAATCAGTAAAAAATAAACCCTGACCATATTTCAGGTCAGAGTTGTATTTTTAATTCTTCTTGATCGCATGTATCTCAATCAATTCAGGATTTCCTTGATAAGCCGGTTGATATCTGACTTTAAAATACTCAGCCTGAGAACTGTCCATGTCATATTTACTCATGACTTCAGCATCAGATAAAGTAAGAGAATCCCAAACCTTTTCAATTTTCTCTTTTGATCCGGATTTAATTGTGCCTGTATCATCCCTGATTTCCCAGTAGTTTACAGCAGGATAAAACTGTAACAGTTTATCGATAAGCAAGGGAATGCATTGACTGGGGACTTGTATCTCACATCGTCCATACTGATCCCTGGAAGTGATCGGAGTCAGCTCGATCACTTCTTCGGTTATCTGTTCAACGTTCAGTCCTTTGGCCTTAAAATGACCGTTACGGCCCAGAAATGAAACCAGTCTTGGATAGATAATTTTAAATGCTTTCATTGCACAGTTGTTTTATGGATTCAATACCGTGCTCCACTTCGAGAGATTCCAATTCACCATCTTCGATCTCGTCGCTTGCAAGCATGACAACATCGGCGATACTGCTTATCTTGTCAGGATATTTTTGGACCATTTGCCTGGCGTAGTCCATTAACGGTTTCATTTCTTTTGCCTTTTCTTTTCGATTATTCTGGCCTCGGCAGCAAGGTCCTGCAATTCACTTCCCGCTTCAACGGCAAGAGATTCGTAATAGTCCTGCTCCATCTGTTTGGCGTCACTGATGATCAGTTGAGCATTTTTCCTTACAGCCCGGGTGATCCATGATCTGAGATAATCCGATGGATAATCAAGGTTACTATTATTAGCAGGTTTAATAAGTCGCGTGCTTTCTATAGTAAGCGCTTTACTATCGATAGCGTCAAAGTCTGACTTCGAATTATTGCGGTAACTCTCGCATTGCTGAAGCATTTGCAGTTTGGGAGCATCAAATTTGTTTTCCATTTTTGAAGTAAATTAAGTTACTGATTATTGAATTTTCTGAATGTTTCAATCCAAAGTTTTTTCGAGGTTTTTACCGAAAACCTGCTCATTTCCGCAACCATATTTAATGCGTCAGCAATTTCTTGCGGACTCAGCGTGCTCGTGGCAGAATAAACCGTGCAAACTTCGTTTTTCCATGATTCTTTGGGAGTGTTGTCAATTATATTGTACACTTTACCCACTCGCTTAATAATTGAATATTTATCCATTGTTAAAGTTTTAGGTATGTATTTGCCATCCGCTGGCCGGTTCGATTGAAACACTGAACGTGGGAGCCTGTCCGGATCCGATATATCCTGGAACATCTGATCATAACATTCGCCGCATATTCCCGAGATAATGATTTCGCGTTCTGCCGGAGTAAGATTTAGACATACATTTTGAATCTTTACTCCCATCGAATGACGGAAAAGCTGTTCATCGGTCACATTGACATTAACATGTTTGTGACAACAGATACACTCGTATGTTTTCATTATCTTGTTTTTAAAGGTTTGATGACGGCAAAAAGATGTCTGGTCCACAAAAGATCGAGATTGCACCAGATATCTATTTCATCATAGGGCCATTTAAATGCTCCGATAACAGGTGCAGTAATTATTCCCCTGGAGTAAATAATATCACCGATCCATTTATCAAATGATATTGAATATCCCATTTTCCTGAAGTTTTTCATGAATTTATGATAAACCCCATGCCTGCGTAAAAAGGACACGAACAATTGTTTCAGTTTCCTTTTACCGATACTTTTTCTGAAAATATCTTCCTGGATGATATTTCTGGTCATGATATCATGATATCAGTCGTTTACACTGTTCTCGCCACAAAAGATCATACTTTTTCCAGAATTCATTCTGGTCATAATCAATATGAGAATTACCAAGGCTTTTATGCCATATAAATCCTCTGAGAATGACTTTTTCCATTTTATTCTCAAATGAATGGTTGATCAGCCAATGATTTAAGTCAAGCTTGTTATCAGGATTGATATCGTAAGCTTTTTTAAATTTGCTGTATATCCCGTGTCTCTTTAAGAATGACACGAAATGTGATTTGGTTATTTTATTTCGGTTCATGCTCGGTGGTGTTGAATTTGGTTTCGGGAGCGTTCTTGTTGACAACTGCAGTATAGTGAGCGCACCATTTCTTATTAAGCGTGCTCCATTTCAGAATCTCGCCATTGGGCCAGATAAAAGAGTTGTAGAAAAAGCCTAAGGGATGTACTTTTTTTACATTGATATAGTAGTCGATAGTTATTCCTGATCCATCGACTTTGTGGTGTTCTTTTAATTTCTTTGAGAAGTCATGGTATACCTTCTCTCTTCTGAGGAAAGATACGAATAAAGATTTTACGTCAATTGTACTCATCTATTAATAGTTTTAAGGGTTTATAATCGGAAAAAAATAAACACTTGTCATTAATCCTCGGGAAGAGGAGAATTGTCGTTAAACGGCATCAGACGGGAAGACTGACAGGAGACATACCTGACTTTTTTCCCGTCATTATAATAGGTGATCACATACTGCAGGAAGGAGGCCTCGGAGCTTATCTTAAGCCTGTAGCCCCTGACTATGGCAACGAACGTCTCCTCGGTCTGCTTCTCCCTGTATAGTATTCTGCACCCTTCATCCAGATATCCCCACTCAGCAAGGTATTTGAGAATATCCCTCCGCCAATTCTTCTGTAGTTGTCTCATAGGTTTCAGAAAGAAAATAAACACACGTCAAAAGTAATTATTAATTTATCATATCAAAACTCCATCGCGCACACGTGCACCCGCGCGTATTATATGTGCGCCCCCGTGAACACGCGCCCGCATAACGCGCGCATCATGTATCGCGCACGCGCGTTTTTTATATATACCGGAATATACCCACTTGCCTGATTTAACATTTCGGCATTCAACAAGTATTACTATTTTACTGCAAGGATGAAGTAAAACTTCAAACAAGCTTAACAGAGCATACACACATACCCTGCAAGACTGATGCAAGACTGATGCAAGACCGGGTACCCTCTCATTCCCCCAGTGTTTTCAGGGGTTACACTTAGGTTATGATAGGTTATATTCTGCGTGCGTGCGCGTGCATGGTGCGCCTGTTATGTGTGTACGCGTGTGGATTCATGGTGGTGTCATGCTGGTGTGTACGGTTGACAGGGACGGTATTATTTTACAGTTGGAAGAATGCAGGGGGAGGATTGAAATGGTTTTAGGTTAATTCATGGTGGTGCCCTTGTTTTTGCTTTGTGTGCACAAATAAGAAAGCCCCTATACTTGTGTGTACAGAGGCTTGTGGTTACTTTGGAAACATGTGTGGATTGTGCCAGCATGGGCTTATTTTCTTGCCTTTCACTCTTGCCAGCTCCTGTTCGAGAGCGTATCTCGCTTCAAGGAATAGTTTTTCTGACCGGTATTGCTTCATACTGATACATGAGGATGAAACAATAATGATTACGGAAATAATAAGCGCTTTTAATAATTTTTTCATGATCTTGGATTTAAGTTGAACAAAGATAATATTTACAGAAAAAAATAAGCCCCCTGATGAGAGGGAGCTTAAGTGATTAATCGGGCAAAACTTCTGCTTTTTCCGTTTCTGCGGGCTCTTCTTCGGCTACAACGGGATAAGTTGCCTTATCTGCATTGTATTCGTTGATGAAGAGAGGCACAATGCGACCTTTGGGGTCTTTGAGGTCTTTCTTCATAACAACGTTGCCGAACAGGTCGAGGCCGTCTTCAACGTCGATCTGCAGGTCGATCTGGTCATACGGTGTCCCGTCGTCGTTGGCTTCAGCGTTGTAGATAGCGCCAATGGAAGCGGCGAGGATGGATACTGCCTGCTTCGTGCGTTTCTCGTCAACGATGCGAACCTTTTCTCCTTCGGGAGTCATCTGAACAGCATAACCTTCGTGCTCTTCAAGGCCTGATGCGAGCCATTCCTGGTCGGAATAATCACTCTTGCGCTTGTAGCCGATAAGGTTAAACCTTGCAGGGATATGAGCGTGGGATTCGCCGTATTTGCCTGCAATACATTCAAACATGACACCGACCTGCGGAGTTGGTTCTGCGAACAGAGCATCGTCTTCCTTCTCTCCGAGAGTGATTTCGATGTTATTCTTCTCCGCGTTCAGCCTGAATCCGTCCCATGAACAGAACGGGCGCTCTACCTTCTTGCCGTCGATCTCATCCTCAACGGTCACGATAACGCCCAATACACGGCAAGGATACACGCCTTCAGGCAATGAGGCGATCCTTTTGATTGCATTGACTACCGATAAGCCAAATGCCTTGAGCGATGCGAGCATGCGCTCTTTACGAAGCTGTCTTTGTTTTTCCATTGTACAATGTTAACGACTGTCCTTTTCAGCCGATTTTAGTGAATAATAAAGACAGAAAAAAATAAACCCTTTTGGGCTTATTAATCTTTATTAGTCCTGATCAATGGACAGATACTCTTCGTCAGGCTTTTCATAACCCAACTCAACATTGGCTTTCTTGGTAGCCCACGCTTCCATGTACCCGATACGCAGAAGGCTGTCCTTGTACATCCTGTACACATTTTCCTTCAAATGGATCGTGTTGATCTTGTAAGCATACACGGCAAGCTCCCTGATGCTGTCGTTCCTTGCAATCATCTTGTCATAGGCGGTTATGGGTTTTGAATCATGATATAACCCAACACATACAACAATAGAAATATACAAGCACACAACAACGGTAATAACAAACAACGGATTCTTCATGTCAATAATATACACATGAGAGGTTAGCATGTGTACAATAAAAACTAAACTCTTTTGTGTACACACATACACACACATTACATTCATACAATCACACTATTTGTACACACAACACATACATTTTATGTGTACATTATTTTATTACATTATATTTGTATGTACATCATTACAATCATCAATCACTGCTCAACACGCAATCATCAAAGAAAAAAACACCCAACAGATATTCACCAAATACAAGCCCCCCGCCAGGTTTCCAGAGCAAACCCCCCGCAAAGATCACACCCGCTCTCCCCGTTCTCACTAGAAATAAAAAAATTTTAAAAATTTTGTACATACAAATATAAGGTTTCAGGAAATGTGTACACACAAAAAAAAGGATACCCTGTTATGGGGTATCCTTTTAATTTTGAATTATTGATTAAAGGATTTTCCAGTCGTCTGAAAGCATGTCGGTCTGAGAGGCTAACCATCCGTTCACGATGGTGCCGTCTGCTGCTTTAAGGCAGAGGTATGGGGTGAATTTCACCACGTCATCCGGTGATAAGGTAAGTGGTTTGCCTTTGTCGTCTATGCAATCCTGCAGGTAGTAATCCTTCACGCTTTGCGGCAGTGATTTTATTTCCCTTGCCACGAAGTCGACATGCAGTTCTGCGGCAGGGCGCATGAAGATAAACATTCCTTTGCCGTTCCATCCTGTGCGTGCAGCCATGAGTCCTTTTTTAAGAGCTTCAAGAGCCAGTCCGAAATTCAGATTATCGGTTTGACGGTAGGCTTCTTCAAATGCTTCTTTCGGTGACCACGACTCGTATCCGTCGGGATATTTGACAAGGTACCCTTCTCTTTCGGGATTTTCGTTTGCAGGGATTGTCCATCCGCGGTACTTGTTGTACTGGCCGAGGTTCATTGATTCTGCTTCGATGATTTTTGTTCCGATGTAACGTTCCATAATTGATTGGGTTTTACAAAGCCCTCCCGGGGCTATATATCTTCCGGCAGTGGCGCCGTTTTGAGTTTTTCATTACAGTATGTGCAGACAAGCTTTTCATCCAGTTTGTCGTTTCGCAGCCACAGGCCGCACAGGATACAGTGGTTGTAATATTGTCTCACCTTTTCGGAGACGGTTAGCCGTGTTGTCTTTTTTTTCATCGGTAAAAGGTATCGTCTTCGTCCGAATAATCTTTCGTGTCATACTCAGAGGGGTCGTCATCTTTAATTTCTCCGCAGATAACGCTGAATGCCCAGTATATGAGGATAAAAACAAAAAGCAGTATGACTGCGATGGCAATAATACTTTTAATCATTTTACCATAGAATTTAGGTTTGTGTGTACAAAAATAATAATATTTGTTTTGTATGTACAAAATAAATAAATATATTTGTAAAAAATAAAAGACAAATGAAAAAGTGGGTTATTCTGTTGTTTATGGTTCCTCTTCTCGGGTTAGGTCAATCAAAAACCGGTATTGGTACAAAAGAAAAAGGGATTTCAATTCCCAACACCAAACAGGAAATTGCAAAAACACTTGCCCCGGAGTGGGATAATTACGTAAGGGCCTGTTTTAACGATAGTTCTTTGCAGGTTGTATGGATTTATACAGGGAAAGAAAAACCAGAGATTAAAATGGACTCCACCATAATCAAAGGCAGGAAAACCCGGGTAATAACAATCATCCCGACACAACAAATGCAATGGATCAGACCAAACCCGACATGGAAAGGGTTTGAAGAGTATTTATTGTTAAAATAAAAAGTCTTTCGCATATGAAAGATTTAAAAGAAATATGTTATGACAAAGGTAAGGGTTCCTTTAAGGATGGATGCGACACTGGTCGATAATATCGACAGGATCGCAAAGGCTACCGGGAAAGGACGCACCGAGATAATTGAGAAATTCTGCACCGCGGGAATTAACGGAATGCAGCGGCTCATAGAGGAGAAGAAGAAATTCTCAGTGGAACATCCTGCGGCTCCTGACGGGGTTTTTCCGGAAGAGTAATTGATATGAGTTTATTTTTTTTTGAAAAATATGGCTGATTTACTTTACAAGAAAAGAAAAGTGAAGCGGATTCCCAAAAAGTTTATGGCTTTACAGGAGGATTATGACCTGACTGAACTTATTGAGGACTGCGAATCGACGAGGTTATCTGCAGCAGAACGGAAAACGCTGGATAAACTGTACGGGGACAATGAATTCAGGATTCTGCTGAGCCAGTTCCTGAAAGAATTGAAACAGTCACAGCTGATTGTTTATAATCTCATTGAAAACCTTGATCCTGTATCATTCAACAGGGTCAAGGTTCGTAACGGCGAGGATTACTTTACCGTAATATTCCGGAGGGGACTTTCGTCAAGAATTGAGGTAAGGTGTTCCGACGAACTGTTCAGGTGTTCTCCGAACGATAAGAAAAACATGATTTACCGGTATCAATGAAACTGTTTGTAGCCAGGGATATTGCCAGGATAAGAAATGACTTCAGGGAAGAGTGCAGGTTCACCTGTCTTGAGACAGATCTTCACAGGATGATCTTTGAGCAGTATGTGCGCATTCTCAAAGAGAGAGACCGCAATTCATACTGCATATGGTGGTGGACGGTAAGAAAACAGGACGGGCTGTGCTCCGCCGAAATGCTTTCGTTCAGAGATTTCAGGGCGATGGGATTCTTCTTCGGTGAATACTACCCCGATATACACAAGACGGCTGAGGATTTGGGGATGAAACTGCACTGTATCGCCGGATCGCTCATGGATCAGCCGGATTATATGGATAACAGTGGTTTTAGTGAATAAAGACAAAAAGCGGGTACCTGCATTAATTAGATGCGCCCGCTTTTTTAAAATTTCAGCTTTTTCAGTAATAATGTAAATAAAAAACAAGATGCTTAAACTGATCACCAAGGTAGAACTTCTGAGGGAAGGGAAATCCGGGTTTGAACTATCCGGCCTCGATGTTATCCGTAACACGGAACACTCGAAGATCTCAGACAACATTGTCCGTACGCGTACTTTGCCGGTGCCGTTCTGGTCGCGCGACCTATTCCATGCACTGCGTTACCCGGTACTGGTTTATACCCGCCACTGGCTCCCGCTGTGGGATTCTTATCTGACCGAAGACAAGATGAAACTGGATAATCAGAAGATTGCCAATTATCCAAAACTAAAGCACGACGAATGGGTGATCGCCAAGCTGCAGAATATATGGAAGGAAACAACCGTTCACTCCATAGAGGATACGCCCCAGGGATTCAAGGTTATCGCGTCGATCGTCATGGGCGGGAAAAATAACAGGATCAATTGCCTGATCGACGAAGAGGCTGATTCCAACATCTACCTGCGCACACAGGAACTGTTCGAAACCATTTGTGAGGAGTTTGCTAAACTGATGACGCAGAACATTCTTCCTGCCACATCGGAGGAGATCAAGCAGATTGCCGGAGAGATCGATCAGAACCTTGAACTGCTGACTGATGACCAGATGCTTGGAAAGATACTCGAGCTGGCAGAAAAACGAAATGTGCAGATAGGGTTCTCGGTGGATCAGATCATGAATGCGCTGCCGGATATCGAAGACGACACTGCGGTGATCACGAGTATCAAAACGGAAGCGCCTCATGAGTTTGAAAAAGTGGAAATGATTCTTCCCCCGCCTCCTCCACCTGAAATACTGCCTGAAGAATGATAGATGAAAGAAAAAAACTTGCGTTTGACCCTTACATCACTTTTTACCCTGATACCCATCAGTATTTTGATCCGGACAACCGTGAATACACGCCGGTAAGCAAAGTACTGAAAACATTTGTCAAACCCTTTAACGGAAAGAGTGTATCCGGTGCCATGACCTCTTCGAAAGAGGAACAGGATAAACTTCTGGCAAAATGGGATTACAAGAGGGAATCGGCATCGATCTACGGAACGCGTATTCATGAGCCTTTGGAAGATTACTACCGTACGGGAGTAATTAAGCCGGGATTTGAATATATCATCGACCAGATCGATGCGATGATCAGACCCTATGATAAGGTGTTCCCGGAGTTCAAGTTCTATTCAAAACAGCATTTGATCTGCGGGACGGCTGATATTCCCTTTACGCGAAGGAAGGTAAGGGTGGGGGATCAGACGATAGATGTTCTCGACATCGGCGATTACAAGACCAATATAGCCAACGGGATCCGTTATTCGTCGACCTACTGGAAGGAAGGATTGTGGAAACACAATGGGTACCTTTTGGGACCTTTGCAATATTTGGAGGACTGTGAGTACAATAAGTACTGTATGCAGTTATCTTTGTATGCAAGAATGGCAGAAATGGAATACCAGGTAATAATCGGACGTTTGTTTATTATTTATATCGGGCTCAACGAACGGGTCGAGTATATTCCCGTGCCTTACCTCAGGTATGAAGCGGATGCGGTTCTGAGTACATATTCAGGATTAAAGAAATTAACATAGCAATAGCGGTCCTTAACGGCCGCTTTATTTTTTTAACCTAATCTTATGGATTCAATCTTTCGGATTGATCAGCAGGGTAAAGTTATGCTTGCTCCCGACGCAGTGGGGTTATGCCCCGAGTTTAACCTTCTCGAACAGGAACAGGTCGTTTACCTGGTGCTTGCCTATGACTGCATGAACACGGTATTCAAACAGCAGCCGCGCAGCGAATGGCGCAAACTGGCTGCCAAGCATGTCTACGGTACCAGTGCGACAGCGGAATGGGCTGATTCGCTTATTCCCCAGCCGGCAATAGACAAATTCAAGGAACTGGTACGCGATGAAGAGCGTGAATGGAAACTCACGCTGATCGATAAGCTTGACGAGATCAATGTAAAAATCTCGGCCGAGACCGAAATAAAAAACATGAATAACCTGGTTGCCATGCGCAAGCATGTCAAAGAACTTCTGCAGGAAGCCGAAGAGAAGATATCCATGACCGATGAGAAAGTGAGGCTGGCGGGAAAGAACGCACAGTTATCCTATATCGAGACATGGCAGCTCAGACAGAAAAAATTCGCTAACCTATGACACAAAGGGGATATTCCAAAAAAGATGGCCTGTGGGTTCCTGATCCGATGGATTATCACCCGATCAGGAAACATCTTCATTTCGATCCCTGTCCGGTAGCTGGAAACATACCGTTTTATGCCGATGCAAAGAAAAACCCCAGGTGTGTGGATACAACGGCTTTTACTGATTTTTGGGATGAACAGTTCGACCGGTGCGTCAATGGTTACGAGACGGGAGGGATATGGATTCCCGGGAGATATTACTACTTCCTCAACTTTGCAATCATCGATGGAGTGTTGGGAAAACAGTACCCGTGGTATCTCGATATTCAGCTGGAATTCTTCCGTACCGTTGAATATGTCAAGCAGGAACATAAACTCGGAATAGTTATTCCCAAGGCACGAAGAAGAGGAGTGACCGAAATGATCGAGTTCGGCATCATGGGACACGGTCTTCGGTTTATCGAGGGATATAAGGGAGCCGTGGCTGCAGGTGATAACAAGTATATCACCGTTTTCAGGAACAAGTTTGACAAGTCTGCGGGAGAGATCCGCGACGAACTGAAACTGAATATTATTGCCGATAACAAGGATGAATACAAGATCGGTTACGAGATATACAATGCAGTCAACCAAAAGGAGGAGGCCGGATTCGGCGGGATGCTTAAGTTTGCATCGATGTATGACAAGGCAACCAAACTGGAAGGAGAATATTTTCATGACGTGGATTGTGAAGAGTCCGGACAGTTTTCTTTTTTACTGGATACCGTGGAGTCGATCAAGCCGGCGCTTATGATGGGGTCGGTTACAAAAGGAACCTTTTACCTGGGAGGATCGGTAGGCAATATCCTTACCTCGTCAAGAGGGTTCAAAATGGCATGGGATGAAGCGGAGAAGTTTGACCTGGTACCTTTTTATATCTCAGGGCGTAGGATGCTTTACCCGTTCATAGGACTCTCTTCGGCAACCATGGAACGGCACAATGCGTCGGCAGTCAAGGAAGACGACAAACTGGTCAGCGATCTTCCCAATTTGTCAAAACTGGGATGGCAGCCTCATGAACTGGTCGGATGCGAGGATATCGCCGCATCGGAGAAGTGGATCTTAGACAAGACAGAGGAGTACAGCAAACTGCCCAACAAGAAAAACCTCATCAAGCACAAGCAGAACTTTCCGATTACCGTGCAGGATGCCTTTACATCGGGAGGCTCCAATGACTTCAACACGGGACTTCTGATGATGCAGAAGCATGAGATCTACAAGAATACCGATGACCGGTTTACCCCGGGAGACTATATCCTTGAATTTGAAAAGACCAAGGATAATTATGGCCTCGACGTGATCAAGTCTCCTTTGAAAGTTTCCATGCGTATTGCAACACCCACCGATAAGGAGTGGGAAAAAGTGCGTATCCTCGAGCCTCCGCTTAAGACACGTAAGTCGAAGATGGATCATGCCGGAGTGGATGCCTATGAAATGGATGATTCGGAGACTACGACCTCTCTGGGTGGGATATGTGTCCTGAGAGATTCGAGGGTATCTGGATACCAGGGTATCATGCACCGTCCCGGGATTTATCCTATCGCCTGCTATTACAAACGTCCCCCGAGAAAAGAGTATTTTTTTGAGATCTGCCTTAAAATTGCAGTATTGTATAATACCCGAAGGCGCACGATGATATCGGCAGAACATGAGAGCTGTATCGATTTTTTTAAGAAAAACTACGGCGAGAAATATCTTGCCTTCCGTCCTAAGGCGCTCGATTCTCCAAAAAGCAAGATGGTTCACAAGTACGGAACCAAGATGACTCCCTATTCCAAGCCAAGATTCCTTTCGATCATGCAGACGTGGATCGAGGATTATTTTGATCTGATATGGTTCGAGGAGCTGATCGATGATTACCTGACTTATGACAAGGAGAATATGGGCAACGACTGGGACCTTGCAGATGCCTGCGGCAATGCACTGACTTCGATATTGAAGAAAAATGCAAGTGGCGAACAAGCGGATTTTGCCGATGAGGGAGATGATGACGAGGACGAAAAAGAATATCAGAAATTTCGCAACCTGCCGACCTATGGCTATGATCGGCGTGGTAACTTCGTAACAGACATGAGCAAAGTAACCATTGTTCAGGATCAGAAACCGAAAGAGACCGGTCCCGACAGGGAACACCGGGGAACAGACTTTATAAGATGTTAAAACTTTAACGTTATGAATACGATGCCCAATGTCATTGATGTCGACTGGACAGCCAATGAAAACGAGAAAGCAAAGGAGATGGTAAACTTCGGGATAGGACTGGCCGCTGAACGAGTCAAGGCTTCGGCGCAGTTCAACCGTAACTACAATGCCTATCATGGCGAGTACACTCAGGAGGAACTGACCAAAATGACTACCAAATATGGTCATGTCTCGCAAACACCCTACAAGTCGATGAAGCTGGGAAAAGTAAAACTTGACCGGCTGATCGGTGAGGCCATCGAACTGAACTTCCAGGCAGAAGTGACCACGACCAACAGGGATGCCATTTTGAAAAAAGCCAAACAGATCGCCAGGGCAAAAGGACGGTCGCTGATGAAACCGTTTATCGAACAGCAGCAGCAACAGGGGCATGATATCTTCTCCGGAGTTAAAATTCCGGATTACGGCGATCCTACTGCATGGGATCCCAAGAATTTCCGCACCAACAACGAAAGGATCATGGACATCCTTCTCAAACGCAAACTGAAGGATCCTGAAGCGGATTATATCTATTCCATGCTTTTTATATCGGGCTGTTTTACTTCAGAGATCCACTCGCTGGTAGTGGACAGGGGAGCAAAGAACTACTTTCCTCAGGTTATCCCGTCGGAACAGATGATCTTCATGGATACCGGCCTCGACAACCAGACCGGAAAGAGTCCCATCATAGGCCATAAGGAGAAGATGACCTTCGGGGATGTTGTCAAACGTTTCAATCTCGACGTTTACGGCAACGATTATAAAAAAGTAAAAGAATATTTCCAGACAGGCACCTCTGCAGATGCTCAGGGTGGTGGAACGACAACAAAGTCGGGCCCCTATTCCTGGGTATATTTTTTCCAGTGGAGGATATACAAAACCAAATGGTTTAAGGTACAGGAAATTACCGAAGGAGAAGATCAGGGAAAAACAAGAATCGATGATATCACCGATCAGTATAACAGTGATGAGAAGTTCCGAGAACAAACCGATGCCGACAATGAATCAAAAAAATACAATGTGCAAAGGGCAATCGTTGAGAGTATCTATGAGGGTGCGTCTGTGGACGGTGTAGTATTCCTCGGGTTTGGGGAAGCTCAGAACCAGATCAAACTGCGTGATTACAAGAACCGGTACAATGTATCCTATGACTATACGACTACACTGATCAAAACCATTGGCAATAAACGTACTGCTTATGCCAATGTCATGCTCGACCTCAACGAGGAGTATGATCATACCTGGTGGCTGATCAGGAAAAACCTCAAAAAGCTTAAGGTAGTCCCTATTGTTATTGACCAGGCAGCGCTGGGTGGAAAAACGTTGGATCTATTGTTCAACGAAATGGAAGAGAACGACGTGATCATTATCGATTCCTCCCATGAATCGCTCAATACCGAGTTTGATGATGCCCGTAAGGTGGTGGGATCGCTCAATGGACAGAGTAATGCACAATCTATCGTACAGGCGCTGCTTACAGTGGCAAATGACATTGAACGCGCCATGGACCTTTTGACCGGCATCAACGACGCGCGTCAGGGAATCGAGAAAGCCACGACTACGGCAACGACCAACCAGAGCAATCTTAAGGCTTCCCGGTCTGTAACCTATGACCTGTTCTATTTTGCACAAAAGCATGAAGAGGTCGCCATGACCAAGGTACTCAACAAAGAGAAACTGGCTGTGGCTCTCAATCCTGAAGATTATCAGTTCCTCGACGAGTTTGACAATGCATTTATCAAGGCTACCGTGGAAATTGCAATGGATGATTATTCTGCAAGGGTTACCGATGGGAAAAGAGAACACGATCTGAAGAATGACATTGATCTGTATCTGCCTCAGGAAGTCAATGCACGCAGGATATCAACGGCTGATGTGATTGATTTTAAAATATCAGACTCTTTTTCAGAAGCCGTAAAAATCCTTCGGGATGCCGTTCAGCGTTCCGAACAACTGGAAAAACAGATGGCCGATTCCAAGAATCAGACCGTCCTTCAGAATACCCAGCAGCAGACACAGGCCATGACCCAGAACCGCGAAGACGAACAGGCCCATGACATGGAGAAGACCATGTATGTCGAAAATAACAAGCGTTACCTTGAAAATCTTAAACTGCAGGCCAAAGCAGCAGCAGATACCAATAAAAACATCACGGCGATATTCACCAGCGCCCAGAAAGCGAGTGAGGCAAATAAAAAGAAACCAAGTTAAATTTTTAAGTTATGGCAGTAAAAACAGCAGATCCGAACGATGCGAAGAACGCAGCGGCGATCATTGAAGCAATGTTTAAAGGCGAACCGCCTAAAGATCCTGTTAATCCACCGGTTGATCCCCTCAATCCGCCGAAAGACCCTCCTGATCCGACGGCAGATCCCAAAAATCCTCCTGCTGATCCCGAAGAGATCAATCTTCTGGGAGATGATCAGGCCATCATCAGGGATCCAGAGAACCATTTCGAGCGTCTTGCAGTCGATTATGGCATTGAACCGGACGAAGATCAGAAGGGCGATGACTTCAAATGGGATTACGACTCCCTTAAAAAGGGACTCGACAAAAAAATTGATGAGTGGCAGAAGAAGCTTAACCTTGACGAATACGATCCTGATTCGCGCAAGGTGATCGAATATTTTACGGACAAAAAAGGTAATCTTGTAGATTTCTACAAAAATCCACAGTTGGCAGAAGTTGAAAAACTGAAAAACCTCTCCGATGAGGAGCTATGGAAACGCAATTCCATAAGGCAGTACGTTAACATGGGATTTACCGAGGCAGAGGCGCTTATTAAGGCCGAAGCTGATATTGAGGCATTTGGCGACAGAAAAACAGGCATTTTCAAATTATTTGCAGATAACGCAAAGAATAATCTCGACAAATACGCCGAGCAGGTCATTAAACAGATGATTGACGAAAAAAACAATTACATCGAGCAAAACAACAAGAAAATAGCAGCAAAAGCGACCGAGGAACGCCAAAAAATGGTCAAGGAATTAAATAAAATGACCTCTTTTATGGGAATCATGCTTAACGATGCAACCAAGAAAGCGATCATCCATAATATTGAATCCGGAAAATTTTTGGAAAAATTAAAAGACAACCAGGCACAGGCTAATCTTAACGCTTATCTTTCGACTGTATTACAGCAGACCATCGTGAAGACTTACCAGGATAAGATCATGAAAACTGCGGAAGAGCAACGGAGCAACCAACTGATAGAATTTTTAAAATCCAATTTCAACGCTGCTCCGGGAATGACTCCACCGAGGGGATCGGGTCCAGGGTTTAATCAGAACGATGCGAATGCGGTAAACAACTTTTTAGATACAGTCCTTAAAAAATAAGTTGTTAAACCTAAAAAAAGCACAAAATGCGAATTCAAGTTGAAACAGGTACATTCTCCAACGGGGAACTGAATATGTACCATCTGCAATCATGGATGAAGGCAGGAGTAGGAAAAGCGATAGATATTGTACTCTATGCCGAACAGCGTTTTTGCTTTACGATGCTCGTATCGGGCGCGTTCAGCAAAAATTATCACACTTCAGGTTATTTGCCGGGTTATAGCGGCAGTACTGTCGCTACAAGGATTCCCGCCA